CTTGAATGATGATGAAATACTTGCTATAATACAGGACCCGACTGACATATTACATATGTAGTCGATCTTGCAAATAATTAACCATGGAGAACAAGAACCATGCCTGAGGCACAAAAAGAAGTAAAAGAGGAACAATTAGTTCCCATTGACACCAGCGGAGATTCCGTTGATGTTGAATTAGATGAATCCAAAGTAAAACCAGCTGAAGAAGAAGTTGTTGAAGAACAACCGAAGGAAGAAGCTGCACCTGAACCAGAAAAAACGGAAGAAGAAAAACCGTCAACGGACAAAGGTGAGCACGAAGACTATAGTGAAAAAGTTAATAAACGAATTTCTAAACTTGTTGGTAAACTTCGCGAATCAGAACGCAGAGAAGATGCAGCAATTAAATATGCATCTGGTTTAAAAAATAAACAAGCACAACTTGAAGGACAGCTAGCAAATTTAAATCAAAATTATGCTGACACAATGGAAACCGCTTCTACATCACAAGTTGAAGAAGCAAAGTTAAGATTAAAAAAAGCAATTGAAGAAGGCGATGTAAATGCTCAAGCTGACGCTCAAACTATTTTAGCTCGTGCATCACTTGATGCTGAAAGAGCAAAGATTCAAAAAGAACAACTTGAACATCAAGCTAAACAGTTTCAACAACAAAAAGAAGTTCCAGTTAATCCAGTTTATACTCAACAACCCACACCACAAGCTTCACCACCAGATCCAAAAGCACAATCTTGGGCTGAGAAAAATGAGTGGTTTGGTAAAGATGAAGCAATGACATATACAGCATTTGCTGTGCATCGAAAACTTGTTGAACAACAAGGATATGATCCAAGATCTGATGAATATTATGAAGAAATTGATCGTCAGATACAAGAACAGTTTCCAAATAAGTTTGAAGTAGAAAAAAGCAAAAAAACAGTTGACCAAACTGTTGCACCTGCTGTAAAGTCTACTAATTCCAAACATGGAAAACGAACTGTAAGACTCACACCCTCACAGGTTGCAATCGCTAAAAAGCTAGGTGTGCCATTAGAAGAATACGCTAAATACGTGAAGGAGTAGCATATGAATAAAAAAACAAGAACCTCACGCTCATCTCAAACTAGAGAGAAAACTGCCAGAAGGCAGCCTTGGCGACCACCATCTAGGTTAGACGCGCCAACTCCTCCAGCTGGATTCAAATATCGTTGGATTCGTGCTGAAGTTATGGGCCAAGAAGACAAAAAGAATGTATCAGCTCGAATGAGAGAAGGATACGAACCAGTTAGACTGGAAGAACTTGGAGATTTTGAAGCCCCAACTGTTGAGGACGGCACAATGAAAGGCGTCGTATCCGTAGGTGGATTACTGCTAGCCAAAATACCTGAAGAAATTGTTGAGGAACGAAATTCATATTTTGCTCAACAAACGCGGGAACAACAGCAAGCTGTTGATAACAATCTTCTAAGGGAGCAGCATCCTAGTATGCCTATAGACAATCCAAATAGGCAATCGAGAGTAAGCTTTGGCGGTGCAAAAGAATCTAAATAGATTTTACACCTAACAACATTGTTCAAAGATTTGGATTAATAACTAATAATTTATTAGTCTAAGGAGGACTATAATTATGGCAAATCAAGACGCAGCCTTTGGGTTTAGACCTACAAGGCATTTAAGTGGCGGTCAGATGCGTACTGAAGAGTATGCTATAGCAGCTAACTACAATACAGCGATTTATACTGGACAAGTAGTTGAAGCAGTAGCAGCTGGAGGTATCGAAGCAGCAGCAGCTGGAGACACACAACAATTAGGTGTTTTCGGTGGATGTTTTTACACTGACCCAACAACAAGTAAACCAACATACAATGCGTACTATCCAGCAAGCACAAATGCTTCTGATATTGTTGCGTATGTTTACGCAGATCCTGATATTGTGTTTGAAGCACAACATGATGGAACTGGAACAGCAGCTATGAATCACTCAGCTTTGGATTTTGCAGGAGTAGGCGGTAGTACAACTACTGGTATCTCTACTTCTGAACTTGCTACCTCTACTTCTGGTACAGGTGCTGGATTCAAACAAATTGGAATCTCAAAAGATCCTGAAAATAGTGATACTAGTTCTGCTAATGCAAATGCTTATTGTGTATTTAGCACAGGTGAGCACGTGTATAAACTCATAACAGCAGTATAGGAGGATTTAAACTATGGCTATAAACAGAGCACAACTTGCTAAAGAGTTAGAACCTGGTTTGAATGCACTATTCGGACTAGAGTACGCACAATACGAAAACCAACATGCTGAAATTTTTGACACAGAAAATTCTGATAGAGCTTTTGAAGAAGAAGTAATGCTATCAGGTTTTGGTGCAGCATCAGTTAAGCCTGAAGGAACTTCAGTTAACTTTGATTCTGCAACTGAGTCATTCACAGCACGTTATACGCACGAGACAGTAGCACTTGCTTTCTCAATAACTGAAGAGGCTGTAGAGGATAACCTTTACGATAAAGTCAGCACTCGTTATACAAAAGCACTTGCACGTTCAATGGCACACACTAAACAAGTAAAAGCTGCAAACGTATTAAACAATGCGTTTGATTCAAGCTTTACTGGTGGTGATGGTAAGGAGCTTTGCGCTACTGACCACTCAACAACTAGTGGAAACCAAAAGAACGAATTGTCAACAGCTGCAGACCTTAACGAAACATCATTAGAGCAAGCAATGATTGACATTGCAGCTTTTGCTGATGATAGAGGTCTAAAAGTTGCTGCCAAAGCTCGTAAGATGATCATTCCATCAGCTTTACAATTCACAGCAGAAAGACTTATGAAGTCTGCTGGTAGAACTGGAACTGCTGACAATGATACTAACGCGTTGAAAAGCATGGGTATGATTCCTGAAGGTTATGTAGTTAATAACTACTTAACTGACACAGACGCATTCTTCATTAAGACGGATGTGCCTAACGGGATGAAACATTTCCAAAGAGCAGCAGTTGCTACTTCTATGGAAGGTGACTTCGAAACTGGTAACGTTAAATACAAAGCTAGGGAAAGATACAGCTTCGGCTTCTCTGACTGGCGTGGTATTTTTGGTTCACCAGGCGCTTAATTCTTAAAAGCAAAGAACAAATTGAGGGCGGCTTCGGCCGCCCTTTTTTATTGTATTCACAATAAATAAAGAGTATATTAATCCCACTACACATTTTAAAACAGTCAGCATAGACTCGTGTAGTAGACAACGTCTCGGACTATGTTGGCGGAAAAGGAGACCTATATGGCTAAAACAACTTTTTCCGGTCCGGTCAGATCAGAAAATGGCTTTGAAGTAGTTGAAAAAAATGCAACTACTGGAGTTATTACTAATCGTGGCAGGATTGGGAGCACAAAAAATGCTGATAGATTCTATTTAGAAGAATATTGGTATCAAAGACCAGGACTTAATGCGGTTAACATTATTGATCCTGATGCAGACGATGCATCAGCATTAGCAGTTACTCAAGCAGCTAATAAGAACTTTGAAGTTCTTGGAACAAACATGACAACTGCACTTTGTACTTTTAACTCTACAGCAGCTGGTATAATCTTAACAACAGCTGGTGCTGATCAAGACCAAGCTATTGTTCTGCCTCACTTAGATACAAACCAAACAATTTGGAGTGGAACTAAATGGGGAACAGAAAACCAAGTAGAATGGGAATGTTCAATAAACACTAATGCAATTGATAACCAAAAAGTTTGGGCTGGTTTAAAATTAACAAATGATCAATTAGTAGCAACTGATGATGATCAAGCGTTTTTTAAATTTCAAACAGACGCTACTAATTCAGAAGCATTTACTGATTTTACTAAATGGCATTTTGTACATAGTATTGGTGGAACTGATTACATTAGTCAATTACCAATTACTGTTGCAGCTAACACTAATTATCATTTTAGAATTAAATTTGATTCTGACAGAAAAATGGAAATTTTTGTTAATGGTATTCAGTATAACATCACTGACACTTCTGGCAGTACTGGTGGAACAGCGGTTACAGAAACAGCACAGCAACAAGATCCAAAAGGATTACATAAATCAACAGCAATGACTGATGATGTTGATTTAATTCCTTACATTGCAATTGAAGCTGGAGCAGCGGCTGCAGAAGCAGTTGATGTCCACTACGAATCAATTAGTAGAAAAATCTTTGAATAAAAGATATAATAAATAAACTCTGAGTAGGGGAGTAATGTCCCCTACTCTTTTAGTAGGAGAAAAACAAAATGGCAGACGTAGTATTAAACCAAACACTTTATGAAGGTGACAAAAAATTAGTTACACATTACCAAAATGTGTCTGACAACAGTGGTGGCACAACTAAAATTGTTGATGTATCAGCATTGACAGCAAGAGGTGATGGATCCACTCCAGCAACCGTTACTTTAAACAAAATATGGTATAGTGTATCTATGACAGCAAAAGTAGACGCAGTTAAATTAATGTGGGACGCAGACACTGATGCAGCTTTTTTAACAGTAGAAGGTGATGGTTATTTAGACTATAGCTCTATAGGTGGGATTAAAAACAATGAAGCAACTAACTTTACAGGAGATGTTGTAATTGTAATGCCTGCTTGTACTGCAAATGATAGTGCGACTATTACTTGTGAGTGGCTTAAAAATTATTCGTAAGGAGTAAAGTATGGCTGTATCAGGATCTACAGATTTTAGTCTGGATGCCGATGAGGTTATCCGTGAAGCATACGAAAGATGTGGTATACAACAAATAAGCGGTAAAGATTTACGTACTGCTATTCGTAGTATGAATCTTCTTATGGCTGAGTGGGCTAATCGTGGTCTTAATTTATGGACCGTAACTCTTGGCACACAATCAACAACAGCTAGTGACAAAGATTATGCATTAAATGCAAATATTGTAGACGTATTAGAAGTATCAATAAGAGATGCTGATGATACTGATGTAACTTTATCTAGAATAAGTCGAGCAGACTATGAAATGTTACCTAGTAAAGATTCAGAAGGTAAACCATCACAGTTTTATTTTGAAAGAACAACAACACCTACTTTGTATGTGTATCCAACTCCTGATCTTTCTACATATACTATACGATACTATTATTTAAAAAGATTAGATGATATTGATGTACCAACTGATGATCCAAACGTTCCTTTTAGATTTTTACCTTGTTTAAGTGCTGGAATGGCATATTATATTGCGATGAAAAAAGCTCCGCAAATGATGCCTAATTTAAAACAGGTATATGAGGAAGAGTTTAAAAGAGCTATGGATGAAGACAGAGATAGGGCTAGTTTTAGCGCTGTCCCTGGACGATCATACTTTAATAACTATTAATAGGAGGACCAAAAATGGATAAACTAAACGAACTAAAAGACTGGGTAATGAATCTTGATAATAAGAAAAAGATCGCTATTGCTGCAGTTATCGTTATTATAGTTGTTGCTATTGTAGCAAGCTAATGGAACCGAGAAACAAAACAGATTATATTGTTGTCCATTGTGCAGCGACTAAACCTAGTATGGATATAGGAGCTGATACAATTCGTGATTGGCATGTCAATGGCAATGGATGGCGAGACATAGGCTATCATCTTGTAATAAGGAGAGACGGATCTGTTGAAAAAGGTCGTGACATTAATGATTCTGGCGCACACGCTGCCGGATACAATTCTAAGAGTATTGGTTTGTGCTTGGTGGGTGGCATGGCTGAAGATAATTCTGCTGAAAATAATTTTACTGCACAACAATGGACTAGTTTATTAGCAAAAGTTAAAGAACTAGAAGTTGATTTTCCAAATGCTAAAGTTATTGGACATAATGAAATAAGTGAAAAAGAGTGTCCTTCTTTTGATGTTCAAAAATGGAAGGGAGACAATTTATGAATTTAAAATTTTTAAAAAGAAATAAGGTTCGTTGGAGAATACAAGCTGTTTTTAACATTGCAGTAATTGTAGTGTCAGTTATTTTAATTTGTGAGGTATTAGTATGATATTTGATGTATTAAAACTAGCAGTTGGTGCTGGTACTCACATAATGAAAAACAGACAAAAGCGTAAGATGCTTGAGTCTGATGCAGCTATGGTTCATGCACAGAAAATGGCTAGTGGTGAAATTGAATACCAACAAGTTATAAGAAAATCACAAGACAATGGATGGAAAGACGAGTTCGTTTTGATTTTAATTTCGCTCCCAATTTTACTTTTAATATGGAGTGTGTTTAGTGACGATCCACTAATTAAAGAAAAAATAGACATCTTCTTTGAACAGTTTGCAGCTCTTCCAATGTGGTACCAGATGCTATTTGTAGGCGTCGTGGGCAGTATATACGGACTCAAGGGCGTAGATATCTTTAAGAACAATCAGAAAAAATGATTGCGAGGCTAGATGTATTTCATCATTACGGCAATGTTATTTTTTTCGAGCACAGATCAGATTATTTATACGCAGTATGATAAGGCCACGTTTGACAGCAATGTAACTTGTCAAGAATTTTTGTTTCAGAATAAAGTACAGTTAACTTTAGACCTATTAGAAAATCACAATAAAAATGGCGATATGAAAGGGTTTGAGTACTTTTGCGAGTCACGGTATTCAGCACCAACACCAGAAGGGCCAGAAGTATGATTAATTTTTCAGGCTACGGAGTGTATTTTTTCTATTTAGCTATTTTAATATTAATGTATAATCGTTACAAAAGGAGATAAATATGGCTATACCAAAAGGATATCATAAAACAAAAGACGGCAGAATTGCTAAAAAAGGTTTATACTACAATATAAACAAAGCAAAAAAAGCAGGTAAGAGTAGACCGGGTAAAGGTACTGTTACTGATAAAGCTTTAAAAGCATCTGCTAAAACTGCAATAAAACCTAAAACTCGCTAATGGGTAAAGCTATAAGCAGAACTGTTGGCAAAGGTGGTAACTATAGGTCTACCAAATCTGGTGCGGGCATGACCGAAAAAGGTGTTGCTGCGTACAGAAGAGCCAATCCCGGAAGTAATTTAAAAACAGCGGTTACAGGAAAAGTTAAAAAAGGTAGTAAGGCAGCAAATAGACGTAAGTCTTATTGCGCACGATCAGCAGGACAATTAAAAAGATCATCAGAAAAAACTAAAAACGATCCTAACTCTAGAATTAGACAAGCTAGGCGTAGATGGAATTGTTAAATGAAACTTTCAGACTCGACGCAAATTTCTCTTCCTGCACGTAACCTTTTAGCAATTCTCGCAGCAGTTGCGATTGGCACAATGAGTTTTTTCTCGATTCAGGAAAGGTTAAATACCCTGGAGACAACTCAACAGCTAATGGCACAAGACATGGAAGCTGCTAATGAATTTATTTCCGGCGTCCCCAAAGGCACCATGGTCAGTCCACAGATAAACGAGCTCTACATGTTGGTGGAATGGCTGTCAAAAACACAAGAAGAACTTCGTACTCATGTTAATAAAGAGGTTCCAGAGATTGCAAAACTAAATATGCAACTACAATTTATAGAAGAACGTATGATAGATGTTGAGATGTTAATTGATAAGA